GCTAATAACTCCATGAATCTTCATCTTTCTGAAGATAAAACCGTAAACTCTAAGAAAAACTATGAGTTCTATTGGGGTTACAAAAATCATGTCATTTGCGATGCTATTTCTGGTCTTCCTATTGCTGAGTTTACTACCACCGCTGATGTTAATGAGGTTTCTAATCTTACTGAAATCCTTGCTTCTACTAATGAATGGTTTCCTCTTGAAGGCAGTTACATCATTGCTGATAAAGGTTATGATTCAAAGCAAAATCATGATTTCATTCGTTATACCCTTAAAGGTCATGCCTTCATTGCCTTAAATAAGCGTGGCACTAAGAAACATAATTTAACATCAAAAGGTAATGTCATTTGCGATGCCGGCTTACCTATGCATAAAGATGGTAAACAATATTTTGATTCATATATTAAGCAAAAATTTTGCTGTCCTTTTAGAACTTCCAAGGATGACTCTTTATGTCCTTGTAAGCATGATAAATACTTTAATGGTAAGAAAAACAGAGGCTGTGTAAAATACATAACCATTGGGACTGATTATAGGTCCTCTATAAATCGTGATTCTATATTTTTTAAAAAATTATATAGCCTAAGAACTGAATCAGAAAGATACAATTCTAGATGGAAAAATCTCAATACTGAGCAAGCTTATGTTAGAAATATTAACTCTGTTACTAATCTAAATACAATCGGACATATTTGTCTTTTAACTGTTGCAATTGCTGCCATAAAATCTGGCTGTGTTGATAAATTTAAATCTCTATCGGGATTTAGAAGAATGGCTTAAACAAGCTTTTAAATTAATTTTTAAATCAGCAAATTTTACCAAGGGGGTAGTCTACCCTTTTTGGAGCTCTTTTGTTCTTAATTTAACTTTAATTTAAAGTATTTAAGCTGCCATTCTTAAAAATTGGAACTATTTGACATTAATTATTTTATTTTTTATCAATTATGCTCATCTCTAGAATTTGAGATAAAAAGAAAGCAGCCGCACTTGAAAGTAATGCAGCTACAATAACATCCCAATTTTTTGCTGGTCTTTTTTCTATCTCGTCTATCTTTTCTGCTATTTTCTCTACCGCTCTCCTTATTTGTGCAATTTCATCAAATATTCTTTTGAAATTTGCTCTGTTTTCTGCGTTTATTTCTTTTATTTCAATTATATCTTGCTTTACTCGTTCTACATCTTTTTCAAGTTCAGCAACTCTCTTTGAAAGTGTATCTATATATACACAATTCTTGCAGTCATTCATATTGCACCTCCGATTACAAAACAAAATCGTCAAATATTTTCTTTCTCAAACCATAACTATTGCAATGTTTCAAAAGTCCCATGTATGACTGAACAGTTGAGTTTATTATGCTAAAGCTTATTCCTTTTCTTTTAAAAGCTTTTTTCAAATATTTAAGTCTTCGTTTTATTTTAAGTGAAGTTTTCTTTTTAAGCTTAACGTGGGTTGGCCATAATTTATAACCAACAAATTCTATTCCCAGTGTTATAGGCCTTATAGCAGTTTTATTGTTTAAATGTAATTTTAATTCATTATTAAGATAATTTTCTATTTCTGCTTTTAAATAATGCAAATGTTTTTTATTATTACTTAAAACTATAACATCATCCATATAACGCATATAATACTTAACTTTTAGAACATGCTTTACAAATTGGTCTAGTTCATTTAAGTATATATTTGCAAATAGTTGGCTTGTCAGATTACCTATTGGTATTCCTTTTCCCCCAATTCTTTCGCTTTCGCCCGGTTCACCATTTAAAGGCAAACCAAACTTAGTATCTTCACTTTTAATTATGAGTTCCAACAACCAAATCAGATTTTTATCCTTTATTTTTCTTCTGAGGATTTTTGTTAAAACCTCATGGTCTATTCTGTAAAAATATTTAGATATATCAAGTTTTAAGTAATACCATTTTCCTGGTTTTCTTGAAACTTTTCTTAGCCAATATTGAAGTTTTTGAGCTGCTTTGTGTGTTCCTTTCCCAATTCTACAAGCATAAGAGTGTTCAATAAAGGTCTTATTATATATTGGGTTTAACACCCTATATATCGCCCATTGAACTACTCTGTCCTTAAAAGGTAGGGCCATTATAAGCCTTTTCTTTGGTTCATAAACATAAAATTCTCTATATCTTCCTACCTTATACATTTTCCATATTAACTCATTTTGTATTTGAATTAAATTTTCTTCTAAATTTGAACTAAACTTCAATACTTCTTCTCTATATCTTTTACACCTTCTTGCTTCTTTGTAAGCTTCATAAAGGTTTTCAAAATCATAAATTTTTTCATATAAATTATTATATCTTTTCATGTCTCACCTCGTTGTCATAATATGCTGCACGTGACATCTTTCGCAATTGCTACTAGCTGCCTTTGCAGTAATTCAATTTTTTGCCTTTCGGCAAGGGAATGAGCCCCTTTAAATCATGCACTGAACGACACCCCTTGGGGTGTTCGCCTTCTGGCTATGATATAGAGCGGAGCGGAAACCAATGTTGCTGTTGGCATTCGAACGAGGGTTGTTCAAGTTCAAAGCGAACACCCCAGCACTTGCACCGTTGTTCCAGTTGGCCCCACGAAGAGGGAATAACGGCTCATTCCCTTTTAATATAAATTGATTAATTATTTGTTCTCTTTATCCATCCGCCTAGCATTTTTCCGATTTCATTTAACATCTTGGACCAATTTTCATATTTTTTAATAGGCAAATATCTAAGTTGCGAATCTGCTGATAGTCTTATTAAATTTCTTAAAACATCAATCTCTATATCAATTTCCTCTAATGTTGTCTTCTTGTAGTATTTTTTATTTGCTCTAACTATTAATTCAAGCAATTTATACATTGATTTTCTTATGTCTGCTGCAAGAACGTGTTTCTCATGTTTAGGAAATTGTTGCAGGCATATATTCCCGTAAAGTATCATGTCGTATGTTTTCTGCAATAACTTAAAATCTTGTTGCATATAATCACCTTTTTGAAAATTATAGCCTGCTTTCGCAGGCTAATTCAGATTACAGTATTTCAGATTCCAGATTATAAACAATAAGCGGAGCGGAAACCAAAGTTGCCGCTGGCATGCGAACGAGGGAGGTTCAAGGCCAAAGCGAACACCCCAGCACTTGCACCGTCGAGCCAGTGGGCCCCACGAAGAGGGAATCTTTCACCATAGTTACGAACAATGAATATATCTCCGCCGTGTGATGCGTCAATTGGGAATAGTCCTAATGCTTTTAATAAAGTAGGAGCTGTTACCCCTGATGCTGCGGTTAAACTTTCAAAATTACATTGAGAATATCCATAATCTACTTGCCCACCAGAAGTATACATTATATTGTTTATAGTTTTATTTAATTGCGGATCCCCACCAATATCGGCAGGTGTAGTATTTGTACTTCCTGCTGTTGTATTATCAAATTTTAATGTGTCAGCAGTACCCGGAGCAACCAATGAACCATCTTGTAATATAGCTTTCCACAATGCAGATGTATCTGTATGGTCCGCATTCAGTATAGCTGCATCATTGTCTTTAATTATTTGTATTTCGCCATTTTTTAGCCTTAAGCCTGCTACCCACTCCCATACGTTTCCGTTAAGGTCAAAGATGCCTTCATTTGTATTATCGTGTGCCCAACTTGCAGGTCCGCTCCCAGTTGCAACTCTTCCTGTTTTGCCTGCTCCACTATCAAAATATGTTTCTTTTCCTTTTTCATGAGCTGCTGAAATGTCTGAGCCATAGTTATTATTACCCCTTGGCATAAAACCATTTTTCTTACACCAAAGCGCAATTGCTGCCCACTCAGCATTAGTCATGAGGTGCCAGCCATCACCTTTGGCATAACAAGAACTCAATGCTTGATCAAAAGTTATATATGTCTTTGGGTCTTGCATAGGTAAGCTATATGCTCTGCCATCGTATACTATGTTTTGATATTTGCTTATAAAAATATAATCTTTAACAACTCCATTTTTTATAAACGCTGGGTGATATTCATCTCCTGCATAGCCATCTATAACATCTTTGATTTTAAACTTTGGTATAACTACCATTATGGATGGATTCCCTTTATCATCATAAAGAACCGTGTTTTTCCCTCCTGTTGCTGCCTCAACTGCAGCTCTATAAGTGTCCTTAATTGAAAATGTAAATGCCATAAAAGTCCCTCCCTTATTCTATAGAAAATAAATAAAGCTTTACCATCTCTGTATCCAAAGGTAAAGCTTCTATTCTTGTTTTTATTTCTTCGCCATCAATTTCCTCTTCCTCGATTATTGTATATTTTTTAGGTGGTAAAACAACTGTTGCAAGTAGCCAATATCCAATCCCCTCATGTATTACATCATTTTTGGAAATATTGATTACAGTTTCTGTATCTCTTTGTCTTTCTTGCAAGTTGATTTCAATATCAGCAATTCTAAGAATATTGTTTTCTAACTGATAATCTATTTTAGGCCCATCATTCATATGAACTATCTGCATATTATCACCTCACGCTATATCTGGATTAATTATTGTCCATCTTATAGTAACATTATCAGCAAGTCCTGAATATTTAATTTTAAAAGAATTTGCAGTCTTATCATAAACTTCAACTCTTCCGACCCTATCTAAGTCACTTGCCGATTCTACTGTAAGATGAACGTCATAATCTGGACTATCAAGCATTGGAAAACCTGTTAATGTAACAACTGAATAAGGATCCGAAGAAAAATAAAAAGGATATCCTGTTTCTATCCTTCTTTCATCATACAAAGTTACAAAAGTTAAATCCGAGCCTTGATCATTCGCCGGAACAACAATTCTATAAAGTTTTAATGCGTCTGCTGGGACTGTTTGCCCTACATATACTTTATACCTTCCTGCAGAACTATCGTATTGTAAATAAGCATAATATGTTATGCTTGATCCAGTTGGATTGGTTGGGATTAATGCCACCTGTTGTTCATCAGGTATCATATGAACTTTTCCTGCAAAAATTAATGAGACCTCTCCTTGTGTATAGGTTCCTGTTTTTGTGATTTGTATATATCTACTGTTAGGCATTTTGGATATAACACAACCATTTATTACAAATTTATTATAAATAGTTACTGTTCCCTGCTGTAATCTTTGCTTTCTCCATTTTTCAAGTTCTTTATTTACTGCATTTAGCTTTGTTAATACTTCTACTACTAATAATCCAACAACATTATCTCCAATATCTATTCCTTCTTCCATGCGGTTTAAATTTGTTGCACTAAGTGGTGTTCCTTGCTGAATTACATTCCCATTTTGGTCAACTACATGATCATACCATTGTATTTTTTCATACTGACCTGGTGTTATCGACATTTATTACACCTCCTGAACTGTGATAGAAAACTTAACTAATATACCTTGAGTATCATTTTTAGTTATACTTTCTGTTTTTTCTGCGAATAAATTATTATCTTTATCATAAAGCTGGAATTGATTAATTGTTACTGTTCCTGTAATTGTATTGTCGAGTAGCAAGTAAATATTTACTTTGTCATCAACAATTTCAATATTATGAATCGGAACTTGATAATAGGTTGTTCCAATTCTATATTTGCCATATGATACATTATCTCTAATAAAATCTTTTAACTTTTGCAAAGCATTTGATGTAAGCACATTGTCACCTCCTTATGCTTGGCAATATTTAGTTCCACATGGCTCATAAGTGAAACTATAAACATTACTATCCATGTCAAACTTTAAGTTATCTATGTGTGTTAGTCCTATTGTTGAAATTCCATATTTTGTTCCGCATAACTCATAATTAAAATAATAATTTGCTGCTGTGGTAGGCATCTGTAAAATAGACTGAATAGTTCTCCCTATTTTAGCTAAGTCTGGTTTTGTTCCGCATAATGGCATATTGCATAGCAAATAGCTAAATTTGTATGTTTTATTTTCACACTGTAAATTAACTTTATTATTAATAGCTCCAATTATTTTATATTCAATATCAGGATAACTTTGTTCAGCTAAATTTATAGCTTCAATAATAGGAATAAAATCAGTTGGCTTACTAAGCTCCATTTCTATGTTTAATGCTTCTAAGTGGCTTCTTACATTTTTTATTGAATACAATGCTTTTAAAAATTTTCGAACTAAATTATCGTATACCACTAAATTTGTTATAGTTACCTTAAAAGTATATGGTTGACCATTATATTGAAACCATTCACTTATTTCTGCTTTATTACCAAATGTCGTTGCAATCAATTCTTCAATTGAACTCACAGTTCCTTTTTTTATGTGCCATTCTATTGATTTTTTTATCATTGTTCTTTTTCTTTCAATGTCTAATTGTTTGTCATAATAATCAACATGAAATTGCCAAGCAAGTAAGTCGAGTTTTTCTTCACTCAACTCATCAATTCTTGCCAGCAAAATTGCTTCTTTTATTTGATCTGATGTTTTTTGTAATTCTATATCTATTGCTTTTGCCGCTGCAACAATTTTAGAATCAGTTTTTAAATTTGATGGTAAAATGTCTAATATACTAATGTTGTATATATCATTCATCTTCAACACCACCAAAACTGATGCTTACCGAATTTGCTACTGCAACTTGATACAATTCAAGTTGTTGAAAAACTGGTTCATTTAACACAACTCTACTTGCACCTGCTTGCATTACTCTTTTTATTAACTCTGAAGGGTTTATATTTCTTCCAAGTTTACTCTTTTGCCAGTCCATATATTCATTTATAGCTTTGTTAACTGCATCATTTATGCTGTTTTGTAGTGTTTCATTTTCTTGCGAGATATAATAAGTTAAATTTATATCATAAAAAATTTTCTCAGGAGCTCTTACAACTACATTATCCGTAAGAGGTCTTGCATCTTTAGAACTGCATACTGCATTAACTAAATCTATTATTTCTTGAGTAACTTCTCCAGAATAAGTTAAAGGCGTTATTTCTACAACTCCTGGCGAAGGTGACCTCACTGTCACATCACAAATTAAAGGCGATGCTTGTTTTGCTAAACTTATATATGCTCCTTCTGGTCCTGCAGTTGAAAATGATTCTGGAGCTTCATATATCCTTTGTCTAAATGATTCATCATCTTCTTCGTCTACTCCACCAGATGATTCTGTAATATTTGTTACCGATTCAAAATAAGGGAATGGATCTACAATTTGATTTATTTGACCTATTATATATCCATTTCCTATTTCACCTTCTACTGTGCATTCAGCATTTACATCTACATACAATTCACCTGGATTAATTTCTTTATATTCTGTTGTTTGAAAATATATTTTACTATCATAATCATTGGTAGTAACTCTTGTCCCAATTGGAATTGGTATCGCTTCTTCTCTTGGTTCTGATATTGTAAATCTTAAAATAGTGGTTGCTTTTGTAGCTGGTTTTCGTAACACCCCTAATAATGCACCGATATGATCAAGAAATTCACCTTTAGCATATCTTAAAGTATTTTGTTTTGCTGCCATATCTATTAATATCCTTTGTTGAACTATAATACTTGCAATTGTTTCTAAAAACATCCTTACAGGATCACCAGGATATAAAGTTTTTCCAACCAAAGCTTCGTAAGTTGTTATGATACTTTCTCGTATATTTTCAACATCTTTATCCACAAAATCAATTTCAGGTAAATCATAAATGATCATCATTTATTCTCACCTTCACTTTTGGAATTAAAATCCCTTCTGATTCATTCTTATCAAAAGTTATAGATACAACTTCGCATCTTGGCTCATAATTTTCAATAATATTAATTATTTGTGCAGTTAATTTTGTTTGTGCAACTGGAGTAGTTTTATCTAATAAAGAATCTTCTATTCCTATATCTCTATTAAACGGAACTGTCCCTTTAATTGTTGTTAAGAGAGTTTTTATATTTTGAATTATTTCTGCTACGCCTGTTGCACCAAAATCAATTTCATTTACAGGAGGTATTATTTCATATTCGTTCATCTAATCACCCCTAAATAGGCGTAAAAATTGCCATTCTAGTTACTTTAGGTTTAGATACAACTTTTTTAGATTTTTTAACTACGTTTTTCTTTTTTACTTTTTTAGTAGCATTAACTTTTTTAGTAATATTAACTTTCGTATTTTTCTTTTGAATTTTTCTAATGATTTTGGGTATTGTAGTAATGTATTCCTCTAATTCAATATCTATTTCTGCTGTTACTATGTTTCCTTTATTATCAATTACTGTCCATGCTTCATTAATCGATTCTATTGTGTATTTACCCAAACTTTTATTACCTACAACTAAAGTTACTGCCTCACCTTTTGTCATGTAACTTCTTAAAGTTTTTATTTCTTGTGCTGGATTTACACCGAAGGCGGCCGATAATTTTATTTTAAACTTTATTTTATCAAGATCAGGTCCTAAAAACTGCTTAATTGGTTTTACTCCGAGAACATCATGTTTAGCATATCTTGCATGAGTTTCTCTTGAAAAATCATCAAATGTTTTTACATAGTCTGAAGAAACTTCAAATACAACTGTTCCTAACAAACCTATCATATTAACACATCCTCTTAAATATTTTGTATATTGCCACTAACTAAAATATCGCCATTAACTATTAAGTTGCCATTTATTGTTACCTCAGTTGCGCTTTGTATTATAACTTTGCCTTTGCAATCTATTTTTAAAATATGATTTTCCCTATCATATTCAACCTCTGTTCCATCGCTAAATTTTATGTTTCTTTTGTTTTTATTTTTGATTGCAGGTTTATCTTTGCTGGAATATATTGATCCTAATATAAAACCATGATGTAAAGAGTTAGGGAGGAATATGCACACAACCTGTTCTCCAACATCAGGAAGTATATAATCTTTATTTTTTAAAGTATTATGCTGTAACATTGGAAGGTCATAAGATATCGAGTTTTCCTCAAAAATTACTCTTGCTGTTGCATCTTTTTCATTTATAGAAGATACTATTCCAACTCTAATTAAATTCTGTAAAATAAAATCAAAATTTGCATCATTAAATATCATCAATATCCCTCCAGAGTTTTCCTTACCTCTATTTCTGTTATGTATCCGCTGCTATCAAGATTGTGAACAGCTGTTTCAATAAAATATTTACCATCAAATATCCCAAAACCTTCTATTTCTACAACTGAACCTGCACAAAGTTTTATATCTCCTACTAACCTCAAATTAACTTTAAATTCGTTTTTATTTTTTTCTCTTAAACGTTTTTTAGCCTTTTTTATAGCTAACGTTGCCTTAGCTCCTTTAGGTGATTTTTTTATTTCTGCAAAATTGCTTGATTCATTTATTTTTAATGTTTGTCCTACTTTAGGACTATTTTTAGGTGTAAAACTTGCTTTAATTTTTTCACCTGTTTCAGGGTCGTGATAATTTATTTCTGCACTTTTATAAACATCTCTACTACTTGTTGAAAAGCTATAACTTAATAAATCTGCTTCACCTTTAATTATTTTTCTAACTGCATTTTTTGCTTCATATTTTTCTTCATCAAAAATAATAAGTTTTTTATTTGCAACTTTAATCGCTAATCCTGCATCAGTACATAGTTTAAAAAGCAATTCTAAATCATTTTGTTTAACTTGTTCTACTCGATCATACATAGGATCTTCGTCGCAGTCAAAAATAAGTTTAAGGCCTGATTTTGCAGCAATCTCACTCGCAATTTTTGATAATCTAATTGTTTCCCAAGCTCTTGTTTTTTTCTCTCCTCTTAAATTAGATGAAATTGGTATTGATACCGCTTTTATCTCTACTATGTCTGGAGGACCTGAAAGCTGTATTTCATCGATTTCAAACAAACCACATGGTAATGATTCTGAATATCCAGTTGTATCCCAATTATCTGCTATTATTGAAGCCTTAATTGCTGAACCTTTTTTCGGATACAGTAAACCTTTCCATAGTCCTTTTACATCTTCTAATCTTAATTGAATCTCATCTGCTTTCCCGCTTGCATTATCTGTATATGAAAAACTTAAAATAGAAGAGGATATATCAGCTGATATATCCTCTCCCTCATATTCTATATATAATCTTGCTTGCCTACTCATGGTCATTCTTCCTTCCATGGTAATTGTGCAGATGTATCTTTAATTTCAATATCTGGGATAATTATATCTATACCTGATGGAAAAATAGTAATAGACATATATGAAGGATTAGCTTCCATTAATTCTTTTACATAATTTTCATCGCCGTAAACTTTATACGAAATAATATCCCATGTATCCCCACTAACAGTTAAATATACATCAACATATTCATTAGTCTGCAAATGAAAGCCTCCTTTCATCATTTTTTATTCTTTTTAACATGTCCTTTAAATTCAAATTTGATATTACCTCTTTTGTCTCTTTCTGTATAATATTTTTAATTGTGTTAGTATCTATACTGCTATTACCGTTTATGTTAAATTCTTGTTTGATATTTATAACTATATTATCTGATTCATTCCTACTAATTGAATTTGTAATGTTGCTTATAGAACTTTTCATTGTTCTAAAATCTCCATTAACAATTTCTCTTTGCTGACTTAATTGTAAAAGTTTTTGAGTTTTAGTTGAGTTGTATATCGCTGAGCCTTTAGGGAGCTTAACCAATTCTGGTCCTCTCTCTCCAACTAGCGTCCAGCCACCGTGCCAATTGCTTGTTCCTGTTGCATTTTCTCCTATTTTCTTCCCATCGAATTCAACTTTCGATATTTGTTTTATGTTAAACCCTTTTCCACCTATAAGAGGAACCCAGCTTGGAACTTTAACCTTGTTGAGTAGTCCAATTAAAAGATTAATTTTATCAATAAAGTAGTTTATGCTTGTTTCTGCTACTGTCTTAAAAGCATTTCCTATGCTATTTATCATGTTTCTAAACTTTTCATTTTTCTTGTATAGCACTATAAGTGCTGTTCCAAGCGCAGCTAAAAGCATTATCACTTTCAATATTGGATTTGCAGTCATTACAAAATTTAAAACCTTTTGTGCAGCCGCTTGAGCTCTTGTCGCCCAAGTAACTTCTTTGGATATTAAGCCATATTTAAGCATTAAGGCATTTAACTGGATAAAAGGTGCAGAAACAATTGTTCCTACATAAGAAAGTGTTTTCCAAGCAACTCCAAAACCTAAAACTGAAGCTCCGGCAAGAGTTATTACTCTTGTTAGCCCAGGATATTTATCGCTTAAATTTTGAATTATGTTTGCACCTTTTGTCGCAATATCAGCCATTGCTTTTAGTTGTGGTAAAAGTATTAATCCTATTGAATTCGAAAGTGAGTCTAATGTATTTTTCAGTAAAATTAATTTATTTTCTGTTGTATCTGATTTTGTCTCAAATTCTCTTTGCATGCTTCCTGCATATAAAGCGCTGTTTCCAACTTTATTAAAGTTATCTTTAAGTGCATTAAGATTAGTAAGCAATGGCGCTATAGCTCCTACACTTTCTTTTCCAAACAAATCAGTTAATACAGCAGCTTGTTTGTGTTTAGGAAGTTTTTGCATTGCATTTAAAACAGTTAAAATAGCTCCTTGGGCATCTTTTTGCATCAGTTTTGCCATTGTTACTGCATTAAGTCCTAAAGCTTTAAATGCAGCTTGTTGAGATTTTGTTGCTGCTTCACCAGCCGTAAGACTTAAAATTAGATTTTTTATTCCAGTTGCAGCGATCTCTTCACTAATACCAGTTGAAACCATTGTAGCACCGAGTGCTGCAATTTCACCAGCTGCTGCACCTCCTACACTACCAAGTGGTCCTATTCTTTTTACAACCTCAGAAATTTTAGGTGCTGATGCCGCTGTTGTATTGCCTAAATAATTAATCTGATCAGCTAATGCTTCTACTTGTCTTTGATTCATTTTAAATGCAGAGCGCCATTGTGCCATCATTTCCCCTGCTTCTTCTGCTGATATATCGAAAGCGATTCCCATTTTTGCAGCAGTTTCTGCATATTTTACAAGTTCATCTCTTGCGATTCCAGCTTGACCTCCTGCTGCTACGATTGCTGCGAGTCCTTCTACAGTCATTGGAATTTTCTTTGATAATTCAACTATGTCTTTCCCCATCTGTCTAAATTGCTCGGGTGCATCAAAATCTACAACTTTTCTTACTTCAGCCATTGCATTTTCAAACTTTATTGCTTGTCTTATTGGTTGCTGCAATATCATAGCTGTTTCTATTGCAGATAACATCTCGGCACGTGCATTTTGTCTTTTACTTTTTAATTCTTCAGCTCTTTTTTGATATTCAATTAACCTTTTTTGAGTTTTAGTCGCTCTATCCAATTCTTTATTTAATTTTGCTGTATCATTTGCAAAATTTATCGTTGATATACCTGCACTTTTTAATAAATCTCTTAGCTGAATAAGTTTTGTATTCTTTTGTTCTATTTTCTCTTTTAATTTTGAAGCTTTATCTTTTGCTTTTTCAAAATTATTTTGTATTTCCTTTAAAGGTCGTTCTGCTTGTTTTAACTCTTTTGCAAGTGTTTTAACTTGTTCTTTTGCTTGTTTAAATTCCTCTTTAAGTTCATTAGAGGGATTTTCTGTTTTAGATATTTGTTCTTCTAACTTTTTTAAATTATTTGTTGCTGAATCATATTGTGTTTTAAGTGACTTTACTATATTTTCAGATTCTTTTAATTCTGCTGCAAACTTATCAACTTGGCTTTGTGCTAATTTATAACTGTCTTCAAGTTCTTTTATTTCCTTTTTTAAATTTACATATCCTTCAGCATTTTTATTTACCTTATTTAGTTCGATTATTCTTTTATTTAGTTTTTCAATGTTTTTAGAAGCAGACCCAAATATTGCAGGGAATGTCGAATCTATTTTCCCTGACAATTTATATACCGTTTCAAATATCTTCATACTTATCATCCCTTATCCAAGTTCGAGAACTCATCCATCCATTCAAATAATTCTAACAAAGGACGAGATAACCAAAACTCTAAAGATGTTGACGTCTTCATTGAAAAAATCAATGTAACTTTCATTAAATCTTTTTTAAATTCTTTTATACTTCTATATCCAGTAAAAAATCTTGTACCTGAGCTGTAATAACTGTAAAATCCTTCAAAGGCAGTTTTAATAAAAAGTCAATCGTTTGTTTTGGCTTTATTGCTCTTGCAGCTATTGCTGCTAGATATGCTTTATCCATTTCATGAACTAATGGCACTTTCCCAATAGCTCTTATTTCATTTTCAGCTTCAATTACATCCATACCTGTTAGAGAATTTAAATCAATCTCTAATTCCTTAACTTCGATATCACCTAATTTTACAGGCTTTGATAATGATATTTTTTTCATTATAACCATCTCCTTTATTGTTAAATTTTTCAAAATATCATACAATATTATTAGAGGTGAGGTTATGCTAATAAAACTCTTCAAATATTCAATAGTTTTTGTTGTCTTAGGTTTTCAAGTTTTGCTCTACTTAATTTTTGCTGCTTTACAAGCAGGTTTAATTGCTATTTTTTCATATGTAATTTCAGAAAAATTGTTTTACCCTGTATTCTTTATTTCATTCGTAATATGCGCTATATATCATATTTACAACAATATAGTTACTCTTTTTATTAAAAAAAGCGAATGAGGTCAGAAAGCCTGACCTCATTTTTATTTTTTATTCTATTCCGAGTGCTGTTCTTATATCTTTCAAATAATCGACTCCATCTATAATGCATATATAGTTTAGTTTATCTATTTCTGCAACTGTCCTACCATCTATATCAACTTTTAAATATAAAGCTTCAAGTTCACTCGATGAGTCTGTAGATGAACCTACGTCAAATTTGCCTAATGCTGTTTTTTTAGGAGTGCATTTTGCAGTAACTTTAACTGGTGTTACTTTGTATTGTCCAGCTCCTGCATCATATATTTGAATTGCGCCCCTAAAATCAAGATTATGAGCTTTAGGAGTTGCTAATGTTATAAGTGGTTTTGATAATGTTCTCCAATTTATTTTTACTGTCATGCTCCCAAAATGTCCCAATACAGGACTATCAACTTCTCCAGCAATTCCTGCCCCTTTTATTTTATCAGTCATATATTCTAATTCAGGAAGCTCTATATCAGCTGTTCCTACAAGATCTGTTCCATCTTCATAAACTCTAAAATTTATCAATTTCTCAGGAACTTGATTCATTTATATCACTCCTTAAGCAAATAAATTTTCGAGATACTTAACATCATATTCAAGAATAAAGTCAATTTCTCTTGCAGGGCTCGGTGAAGCAAAATATACATGGAATTTAATTATTCCATCCATAAGGTCTGTTTCAGGATTTTCCTCTTTTAGTAATACCACTTTGCCACCTAATATAAATTGTCTTGCAACTAATCCATTAAACCAAATATTTGCACTATCCACAATTGTTTCTATCAATCTTCTGTTTATTGGATAATCTATCTTTTGCCAGAATGTTAGTGTTAAAACATTTCCTATCCAATTCGTCATTCTCCTTATTGGAATAAATGAATCTTTTGGATCAGTTATAGTTGGATAACATCCAGTTCTATTACCCCATACTTTCCAACCACCAGCAATATTTATAGCTGTTACTATGCCCTCGCCGTTTAAATAAGCTGCCTGATCAGGACCTAAGAATATCTCTTCTCCATCTTTTAACACAGCTGCACTTGCTTTTAAATTGTGGTTTGATGGCGACATATATGGTATATCTTCGTTATTTGCATCAGTTCCACATATAACACCTGCAATATGCGTAGATAAGTGGAATATTTCATCGCCTAATTTAATCATTGGCCAACACGAAACTTGATATTTACTTGTATAATTATTAGAATTTTTCCAAGCTGGAACATCACTATATTTTTTTACAACATCTGTTGGTATATCAACCAATGCTAATGCCTTAAAGTGTCCATTTATATTTTGAGCTTTTGCATCCATTACAGCCGCAACTTCTGGTTTTGTTGACCAATATGGAGCTAATAAAAGACCAGGAACTAAGCCAAATTTAGGAAATACCTGATTTACTAATTCAAAACCTTTTGCCTTTCCTGTAGTTATATCAATTCCACCGATGATATCGTTCGATGTCACTTTTGATGGGTCTAATTTTGTATATGATACTTTTAATGTAATTGTGCCTTGAGGTATTGTTCCATCTTTTTTTCTTGTTAAAACAAGCTTACCATCATCATTAAATGCGAGTGTATAATCTATTCCTTCTTGATATGTTGTTGTTTCATCATCTGATTTAACTACAACTGTTTCTTTTAAAATTCCTGTTGCATTTATAAGACCGATATCTGCTATTAAACTTAATGATTCGCTTGTAACGTCTGTCTTGTGTATTGATGGGTCTAAAACATTTATTAAAACAACTGGTGCAACTGAATATAGCGTAAAATGTGATCTTATAAATTCACATAACGTATAGTTTTCATAGTCCTTCACAAAACCAAAATTTGCTACCGCTTCATCATATGTATAACATAATACTGGTTCATTAACCTTATACCCATTTGTTGCTAAGTTAATTGGTGCTGTTCCTACAACGACAGGAAGACCAGCACTTGTCCTACTTGGCGGAACAATTGAAGTAGGAATTTCACTAAAATAAATACCATGTTTATACATTATCTCACCTCACTGATAAATTTTAAAACTTCTTTATACATCAAATTTTCATATGTTCCAGTTTTACTTATATTCTGCATCACTTTAGATAACTCATTAACTGGCACAATAAGACCTTTTATTGATGGGCATTTTTCAAAAAGATCATTTAAATGTTCTGGATAACCTATAAAAATTGTGTTTTGAATAAGCCCTTTATTGGTTAGGTTTGGTCCACAATAAATATATCTTATTTTATCTTTTATTTCAGAACTTTTGCCAGTTTGAATTTCATTTGTTTTAATCTTACCTGCCAAAATATTCACTCTCCTTTTCAATAATTTCTTGTGGTTGAGGAATCGTCCATATAGTTTTAATTAATCCGTTCCATTCTGGTAAAGCTTGTTCTTCAAATAACTCCCATTCAAGCGGTAGTTCTAATCTAAATTTCTTCGCTAAAGTTCTTTGTTCGAGTAATCTTTGCCTTATTCTTTGGATAATGTTCAAAGTATCTTGCCAGCCTTCATGATCGTCACTATATGTTCCAATTATTAAATTTATTTTTATCTCGGACTTTTCTTGATTATCCACTCCATTCATAGCCCTTATTATTACATAAGGATAATCTGGTATATCACTTTCACCCTTTGCTGGCAGATAACCTACAACAACTTGTGGCTCTTTTTTTGTTTCTCTATTATTTGTTTCAAGCACATATTCTTCTACTACATTCTCGATAAATTTCTTTAATTCGTTAAGAAGCTCAATCGCAACCATAAGACCACCTACGCTTTTTATATTAAAAGTAGATATAAAAAAGCACCTACCCTTTAGTAAGTACTCAATTTACCTTCTATTAACTTTTCAATCTCTTCTTCAATAAACTGATTTAATATTTTTCTTGCATTTGTTTCAACATGTAATCTTATATTCCTTGCTCCAATCATTGTTGGAATAGAAGGCCCATACTTTTGGTATATAGGATATCTTGAAGTTTCAACTCTTTCAAAAACTCCTAAATTCCCTGTTTTTCTTCCTCTTGTAACAAATGCTCTTTTTATTATCCCGCCTTCTCCTCTTTTTACTTCAGCATATAAAATAGAACGATTCTTCCCTTTATACTGCGGTTTTGAAGGTCTTACATTAAATTTTATAAGAGGAACCGCAGTTCCTCTTGATGTTATGCTGGCAGTTAAATCTTTATTGTTTGCTTTTTTTATTTCAATTGTCTTTGTTATAGCACTTTTGGGATTAACTGTATATGTTTCTTGCACCTTTTTTACTATATCATCCCTTGCTATTTCTACTGCCTTGTTTAAAGCATTTTTTATTACTCTTGTTGAACCATTCTTGATCCCTAACAGCCTTGCTTCAATATTTTCTCTTTGTTCTTTATATATTTGAATCATGACTCATTCGCCACCAACGTAATTTCGTATATTTCTCCAAGTTCTTTTACAAGCTCAACATAATAATATTTATTATCTAACCTTAATCTTTGACCTTTTATAGGCTTTTTATTAAAATCTTCTTTTTTAGCATAAATAGTTTTACTTGCTAAAAAAACTCCTTCTGTATAATCATTGTATTGGGATGTTGTATTAAAACCTTTTATAACATCATCATTCACAACAATTATTACTGTTTTACCATCAATTTCGTGCTCTTGTGCAAACTCTTTTATGTTAAAAAATACATTTAAATCTTTCTTAAGATCTTCTTTGAAATTTATCATTATTTACGCCCCTTTTTAGGTTTAATAACCTCGTCTGGGTTAAAATCTATATTTATACTATTGCTTTGAACTGAAACAGTTGCTTTTTTCTCTATTTTATTTTGGCCTATATCATCAACATATTGAGCATATCCTTCAAAGACAAGGCGGGCTTCCTCGTCTTTTGATAGCAAGCCCGCCTCTATTACATCATTTGGTTTATAATTAACTCCTTTTACTCTAATATTTGCTTTAATAACCTTAATCGCCATTTTCTCACCTACTTTTAATAAACTTGTGCTACATACCAACTATCAACATCTTCAGGAGCGATTATTGGTCTTGATGCAACTCTTATCTTTTGTATTTCATTTTCCTCATCTGCCCAAACCTTTGGAACTCTTGTTCCTTCGTATGTTACAAATTTGCCATTTTCCATTTGTGTAATAGAACCATATAATCTCTTTCCTATATTTCTTGGTGCCATAATAATATGTTTTTCTTTAAACATTGGTTTTTCAGTTCCATCATCATCAACAAACCATTCATCATAGCTATATATTTCAAGCCCTAATGAAGGTAGTTTACCTACAAAAGTTACAGCTGGTGATTTTATGGAAGGTTCAATGATACCAAAATTGTAATTTAATGTATTAAATATCTTCTGTATAGCTGGATTCTTTACAAAAATATCAACAACATCAGAAGCTAAAATTAACAACTCTGGTGCTCTGCCTGTTTTTTGAATTATAGAAAGTCTCCATCTTCTTAAATCTCCTAAGATATCTGCTGTGTCTGTATCCCATTTATCATCTGCTGTAAGAACTTCTTTATTTGTAAAATTGTAATCTACAACCTGTTCTATATAATTGCTACCAACTCTATCAGTTAATGATTTCATCACAATTTTTCCTTCAAATAGAAGCTCTCTGCACATCCACTCTTCTCTTCTTGTTATATATTCATCAAGTTCAGCAAGATCTTTGCCTAAAAGTTCAGCTGCTCTCTCCTCTGGCGTTTTTGCACTATAGATTGATTCTCCCATGCTTCTTTTTAAAGTATCATCAACTGTTAATAATCTTTCTGGAGCAATTTTAGGCACCTTTATTGTTTTTGTTTCAAAACCTTGTCTGTCCATTACTACACCACCAACTCTTGGTGCCACAAATGGTGCCATTTTTCTTTTACCTTTTTTAAAGTCTACATCAATGTTTTCAGTTATAAATGTTTCATAACCTGAGAAAAACGTGTCCCTTAAAAAAGTATTAACAGGCATCATTTTTTCGATTGCCTGCATCATTGTCCTTGTTTCATATAAGTTTATTATTGCTGCCATACATCCAACCTCCTTAATTAATAAGCTATGTTATCTTTTAAGAATATTCCAAGTTCTCTTAAACGTGTTTCATGCTTTTCTACTGTATCTGTTCCACCAAAAATTAGAGCGTTTCTGTTAAAACATCCTGATATATAAGCTTGTGCTGGGAAATCTGTTGTAGCTGAACCATCGCCTGTATCCACATCATCAGCCAATATGCAATCTGCATTTTCAGTTCCATCTGTTTTAGAACTGTCAACTACTTTTGCAAGTCCAGTCGCTGTAACTATTCCAAGAACAGTTCCTCTCTTTAGTACACCTTGTCCCTTTTCAAGAGTTATACCTTTTACAAGCACAGGAACAATTGAGTCTGCAATTAAATTGTCTAGTTTAACCTCTCCTATTTTTGAATATAAATTTTCAGCCATTATTTACCCCTCCTTTTATTTGCTCCTTCAACAATTTTGTTTACAATATCCTGTGAATTATCCTTTACAACTTTCGCTTCAACCTCTAAAACATTTGAATCTTTAATGTCCTTTTCAAGGTCATTTAAATAATTACTACCCTTTGCTGCATCATTTTTTATAGCTTCAAAAGCAAGCTTTTCTGCATTCATTGGTTCAACATACTTTGCCTTCATAACAAGTTCAGGATCAATGTTTTTAGCAATCTCATCAATTGCTTTAATCCTTTCTCTTTCTTCTTCTTTTGCCTTGTTTCTTATCTCTTCAACAAGGTTTTTAAAATGTTGTTCAAGATCAGCTACAGTCTTAATTTCCATTTTTACTTTATCCTCCTTTTGATTTTGATTAGTATTTATGTTATCAGGCTTTGGAGCCTGTTGAACAAAGTTTGGTTTTTTTCTAAATGCAGTTAAATCATGGCCAATATTATTAATGTAAAGTTTATTGCCATTTAGCACTGCATTTACATTTTCAAACATTAATTTATCAGCAAAACCTTCCTTAACTGCTTCTTCACCAGTCATCCATGTTTCCTCATCCATAAGTTTTGATAATTCCTCTTCGCTTTTACCTGTTTTATTCTTATACGCAGCAATTATTGTTTTCTTTATGGAATCTAAAGTGTCTTGCATTCTATTAAGTTCTTCTGCATTGTAAGCTCCTAATAAAACTACCATTGGATTATGAATCATCATCATACCGTTTGCAGGAATTTCTATAGTATCTCCTGCCATAGCAATAATCGTTGCTGCTGATGCTGCAATTCCATCAATTTTTACCGTTTTATTAGCTTTATGGTCTTTTAGTAGGGTATAAATAGCATTTGCAGCAAACACATCTCCACCCACTGAATTAATCCTTATTACAAGGTTTTTTATATCTCCTAAGTTTTTTAAATCCTCAGCAAAATTCTTGGGAGTTACTTCATCTCCCCACCATGTTGAATCTGCTATGGGGCCATACAGAATTAACTCAGCTGTATCTTCCGATGTATTTTTAAATTGCCAAAACTTATTCACTTTTTTCATCTCCTTTCATTGCCCTTTTAAGTAATTCATTCTCACGTTGAATTTGAATAATATTTTTGTCCCAATCACCGCCAGTTAGCTCTGTTGTTTCTTTTTCTCTTGTTGAAAGTCCTTGTTCTATTCTCTTGATTGCTGCTTCTACTTCTTTAACTGGGTCTATTTGTCCAGGAGATGGACCTGTCCATTCAGCTCCACACCATGCTTTTCTTATTGCTATGTCATTAAAAAATCCAGGTGCAGATATTCTGCCCCTGGCTACTGCCTCAGCAAGCCATATTTCATATATTGGTTGGCAAAAATCATTTGCAAACCATGTTCTACGCATCTTAAACGCCTTCCATGCTTCAAGCAATGCTGCCCTCGATGCAGAATAACTTGCTGTAAACGACTTTGTTAATAGTTCGTAAGGAATTTCAAGAGCAGCACCAATATATTTTGCGAGTGCATTTACAAATGAATCAAAGTTGCTGGAAGGTCGTTTTGGATCTGCAATCACCACATCTTCTCCAGGTCTTAAAACATTAACTGTTCCTGCTCCTAATTCGTATGATGATTCATCTAATTCTAATTGTTCTTCATCTGGTATAGGCGAAGTAATTGGAATTTCGGATGTATTGTTATCTGTTTTTATAAATACAGTAAAAAAGCCTGTAATTACTGCTGCTGTTAATTCAGCTTCTGCATATCTTGTTATTTGTTTTAAACTTTCAATTACAGGTGCTAAATATGGAACTCCTCTATATTGCTCACATCTTTCTGACTCCATTATATGAAGAATATTAGGATTTCCTGTTCTTTCTCCAAAAGCTTCAACTCTGGTCCATTTCTTTTTAAACTCTAATAAAGTGCTGTTGGGATATTGATTGCAAATATAATATGCAACTACACAACCATTATTATCTATTTCAATCCCATTCAATATTTTATTTCCATTTGCAGCTTTAACTATGCCTTGGTTAACTATAACATTATCTGGTGTTGAAACTCTATCCGCTTCAATCAGATGTATCCTTAATCCGTATGGCATATAACTTGTTGGTTTATCATATTTAATCAGGGCAAAAGCATCCCCATTCATTAGCCAGCTCAATAGTGCAAGTTGTTGGAGTTCATAAAAATTATTTAATCTTGTTGAATCACAAAATACTGAGTTTGCCCATATTTCAAATTCTCTTTCTGCATTCCTTTCCCATTCGTCTGCTTCTTCTTTAGTTAACCCTAAATATTCAAAATCAATCCTCGATTTAAGCTTTAACCCTGCTCCAATTATATTAGTTCTATTAGTTTTTAATGCCGATACTGCTAATGGGGCACTCATATAAAGATCTCTTGATCTTTGTCTTAACAAATCTAAGTTTAAATCTATATCCTCATACGGACTTTTACTTACTGCATTCCAGCCAGCTAATGATTTTTTTCTTCTACTTGCTCCACTTTCAGAATATCCTGAATTAATAAAATTTCTTATCATATGTGTGGCTGCTCTGGCTCTTTCTCTTTTTAATGCTGTTTGAGGACTTATATATTCAATAATTTTATCTACAATGTTCATTCAGCTCACTCCTTCACAAGTCCCTTGGAATTATTCTAAACGTTTTTCTTTTCCCTCCACTTTCTATCTCTGCTATTGTTTTTTCTAATTCATTTATCGCTTTTCTAATTTGCCCTAAATCTGCTCTTTTTAATGTATATGGACCCATACTATATTCTTGTCCACTTAATACGGCTGTTTCAGCTTCATAATACATATTTAATCTTTCTTTTAGTTTTTGTAATCTTTCGTTTTGCATATCTCACACCTCGATTCCCTTTTTAATTACTCCATATTTTCTTTTTGGTCTTTGTTCTGTATATTCAATTCCCTCTTTTAGGGCTTTTAATCTCTTTTCTATCTCCTCAAATGTAGGATTTAAGATTTCAATTGCCGCAGTTGCATAATTCCTCACGTCTAAAGGCTCATTTCTTGTATCATTAATTTTTTCCCAAACAAGTTTTATTTGCCCATTTATTTTTTTTCTTACTATTCTTTCTGATGTCAAACCTCTAAAATATGTTCTATCATACCCTCTTCCATTCGGGAAATGACAATATCCTGGACCAGGTTCCTTTATTTTTAATCTTGACATTATTTTAGCTTTACCATTATCTACACCAATAGTAAACAAAGCTGCATTTTCTTTTCTTGTTCTGCTTACTTTAAAAATATAATTAATTCCTGGACCACCTTTACCTTTTATTGCAAATATCCTTCTATATTCATTTTCTTTACAGAACTTATAAACTTCACTTGTAAAATGTCCTCCAGAGTCAATACATGTGCATGCAACTGTCAAACTTGTGCCATCTTTAAAGCTATAACTTTTGGTTAGTTTATCTAAAAGCATTTGCCATGTTGAAGGCATTTCTGGGCTTCCCATAATTTTTCCATATTCTATTCCCCAACTTTCATATCCTTTTCCCCATCCCACTATTTCATATTCAAGTCTATCGTCTTGAACGTCGACTCCGGCCGTTAATATTAGAACTCCTTCTGGCAGCTCTGCTTCATATTCTTCACAACGTTTTAGTAACATTTCTTCATCTTCTACATTTCCTTTTTCTTCCCAGCTTTCACCAAGTATTGTATTTTTAAATACTTTATATTGTTCTGGATCATTCTTAACTCTTAACCATTCTAAAATTATATTCTCCCAAGAATACCATGGAGACACAAAAGCATTTAAAAAAAAGCTCCTAACCCCTTGTGCTTCAGGGTTTGAAGCTATCCACTTCCCATGTTGATTTTTCCATGTAAATTCATCAAAACTTTCTAAGCAATTAGGACATTGAAACTTAACATCCCAAACTTTGTAGTTGCCTTTATCATCTTTATCATAATTAAACTTTATTCCATATAGATTTATAAACTGATATTCTCCGCAGTTTGGACATTTTAAACACCATTTTTCTTGTGTTCCTTGTTCATATTCCATTTCAATTCTTGAAGCACCCTTTATTGTAGGTGTTGACACAAATACTTTTTTTCTGTTCCAAAATGTTATTGTTCTTTTCTCAGCAAGCATTAATGGATCGCCTTCAGTTCCTGCACTAATTGGATATCTATCAACCTCATCAGCAAGTAATATTCTAACTGGTCTACTTGCTAATCCCGCAGGACTATTTGCACCCCCTATCGCTAAAAATCCACCAGGGAATACTTTCATTAGAATTGTATTATTTAAATCTCTTGATTTTGAATCTGAAACTTTATTTCTTAAACACTCTGTATCTCTTATCATTGTCGATATTCTTCTTTTAGAATAATCTTGAGCCATTTCCAAAGTTGGTTGTATTAAAAGCATTGGCCCTGGATCTATATCAATGTAGTAGCCTATAATATTATTTATCATTTCACTTTTTCCTACCTGACTACTACTCATTACAACAACTTTTTCAATTTTAGAGTCATTCAATGAATCCATAATTTCTCGTTGATAAGGTGCTCTATCTGTTCTCCATGGCCCTGGTTCTGCTGATGTTTCTGATGATAATCTTCTATTTTTATCAGCCCATTCACTTATCTTTAATCTCGGTGGAGGAGCTACTGCTTTCAATATTTTCTTGAACAAGTTCAACGTCTTCCTCTTCAATTTTCTCCCCCTCCTCTAGAAATATTTCTGGATCATATTCAGAAAGCTCATTTAAAGCATCATATAATTCTTGCTGCAATATTTCATTTATTACTGCAATACTTTTTTGTCCTATTATTTTTGGTGCTACTTTTGAAGGAATAGCAAGAATTCTATTTCTGAAATTTATTAGCATACCAGTTAAAACTCTTTCTATGTCTTCTGCATCGTGCATTTTGTTTTTTAATTTAGCAAGTTCTATCTCGGCAATTTCTCTTTTAGCTCTTTCATGTTTTGCCTTTTCGATTGTTAAATCAAGTTCTTCATCTTTACAAAACTTATATTTATAGTAATCATGAACACTTTTTTGCAACTCAAACTTCCCATTTGCATCCCTTTGTAAGACCTTTTCTTCGTTAACAAGTTGGTTAATTCTGCGCTCAGTTATTCCAAGTATTTGAGCTAATTTTTTTGCTGTAACATATTTCTCCATAACATCACCTTTTGGAAGGAAGTTGTTAAAAAAATTTTTATACCTAAAAAAAGGCTGCAGTCGCCGCAGCACCGCACCTTTTCATTTTTCCAGAAGGACCCGCTAACTCATAGAGCCTCGTTATAAAAAAGCAGCTTCGGGGGGAATTAAGGCTGCTTTATGATAGGTGCTACATCAATTTTAAAACGCTTTCAAACTTATCATTATACTCATAATATCATATATTTTTCTTAGTGAACGTCAATTTCTCGTCAAAAACTCGTCATGAAATATTCATCCACTTTGCTATTGCTTCAACAACTTCCTTTCTTTTTCTTCTTACTGTTGCCTCTGCTATATTCATTCTTAATCCTATTTCAATATTGCTAAGCTTAGGCCATGTCCCATATTTAAGCTCTATAAGTTTCTTAGCCTCTTCTGAAAGTTGAGTTATAGCAAATTCAATACTTGATATTTCATCTTCTATTTGACTTAATCGTATCTTTGTCTTAATAAGTTTTATTTTTGTTTGTTTTAATTCTCTTTCAAGCTTATCTATTGCTTTTTCAAGCTCGCATTCTATATTCGAATTCACAGCTCCAGATTGTATCTTATCTTTGCTGTAATCTATCGCTTTAATTTCTCCATCTAAAACAATATTACAATTTTTTATATCCTGCTCTAATCTATGTATCTTATTTTGTAGAACTTCAATTCTATAATTTAGCTTATCTTTTAATTTTAGCTTTTCATAATATCTATACAACATTCCTTCTGTCTTTCTAAAGATTTCGTCTTTTATCATTCCGTCACCACCTTATTTGAGAATCACCGATCTATTACATTTTTGTGGGGTATTTTTGCAAACATCTGGGCAATTATGTGCTGCGATACACATCCAACAGCACAAATCCCCACATTTATGAACATTGTTCTTGCATTTGTATTCTACCCAATCATTTATCATCTTTTCTGCCTTTTTATCGCTATCTGATGAAACCGAAAATATCGCAAACATGAACAGCCCCAAAATTGCTCCTAATAACATCCCTAATACAAAATTTAGCATTTGCTTACCCTCCTTACATTGCATCGCCTTACCATAATTCCACCTATAAAAACTTGTCCGCATTCAAAACAAATTTCTGCTTTCTGTTGCTTATATTTGCATCCGATTAAAATTCCACCGCAACTACATGTTTTATAATTGCTTAGTATTGCCATCTTTTCTGAATTCTTTTTAAATCTTCTTTTGTCATTTGCCAGGAGGTCTATTATCGCACATGCAGCATATTTTATTACTTCTTTATTGTGCATTTCTTTACCTCCTTTATAGTTTCTTTCATGGCAGCGGTCTTGCCATAACAATACTTCTAATCATTCTTAAGTTCAACTTCTACTCTTGGATTGTCATCATAAAATTTTTCAACATCACATTTAACAACCTGACTATCATCATCATAAGCTATTTTGTTTAAGCTGTCTAAAATTGACTTAACAATATTATCTACATCTGGCTTTTTAACAGGTCTTATTTTACCTTGTAACATTTCCTCTCTTTTCTTTTTAGATGTGCTTTTAGGAATACTGTAATAAGCAGTTATTTTTGCACTTATTTGGCCATCTATTTTTTTCCCATCTTGCTCCATAAAACAAGTCTTAACCCAATTTTCATACTGTATAGTTCCCTTTGGTGTATATGCAATACCTGTTTTAGTTGATATTCTGGGTCTTGCCTTAGCTCTCGGTTCTCCTGGTACAACAAACTTTATAATCATCACACAACTCACCTCTTACCTCTTAAAACTGTTTACCATGTTTATATTCCCTTAATTTATTTTTCTTTACTTTTTTCTCTATTTCATGCTCTAAGTCTATATTTAATCCACCTGCAAGGTCTGCAACTCTTATTACTATATCAGCTAGTTCTTCTTTAAAATTTTCAAAATCATCCTTCCTTAAAGCTTCAGTTGCTTCTGAAACTTCTGTATGTATTAAAGCAAGTCTAGCAGCTATTGCATTATTCCAATGCATTTCATCAAGCCTTAGGAACTTAATATCAAATATATCCTCCCAAAAACCCTTGTCAGATGCATTTGTATGTGCTTCTTTACATAGCTCTGAAATCTTCATTCTAAATTCCTCCTCACAAAATTCAAGTGTTTCATGTATCTTATAGCTTTTTAAAATCAAGTTGTGAACATTTTTATAAACTCTTTATCATCAACTTTTAATATTTTGCAAGCTTTGTCCAATGCTCTTGGTATAGCTTTCACATAATCCTCTCCAGTTTCAGCAGTTTCTCTCAGAGTTATCTCCATTGCTAAATTTTCAATTTTTATTTTTAATTCTTTCTGCATAATAAACCTCCGGATTTAAATATTTATCAAGAATTTTCTTTGATGTCTTGATTCTCGATTTTGTCTTGTTATCATTTATCATATCTTCTGTAAAATCTAAAGTTTTCCTGATATAAATTAAATCCTCTTTAATTCTTTTCCCAATTCTTATTCCTCCACGCATAAAAACCCTCCTTAAAATGGGATATCATCTTCATTGCCCCAATCAGCAGATATTGATTCATCAGTTGGCATTAAGTCACTATTCTTGTTCTTAGGCTTATCAAGAAATTTTACTTCATTGACTAAAACTTCAGTGACGAATCTATTGGTTCCATCTTGAGCTTGGTATTTTCTTGTCAGTATTGAGCCATGTATTGAAATCAATCGCCCTTTTGTAAGGTTGTTTGCTACTATTTCCGCAAGCTTTCTAAAACATATGATTGGGATAAAATCTACATCCTTCTTGCCCTTTTCATTCTTGAAATTTCTTTCTACTGCAAGGTTAAATCTTGTAACCGCTATACCACTATTAGGCATATAAGCCAATTTAGGATCCGAAGTCAGTCTTCCGATTAAAACAACATGATTCATTTTTTACATCCTCCGTTAATCTTTTTGTTATAACTTGTCCCTATATAAAAACATGTGTCAGTTTTCAAAAAAATCGCCCCTCTAAATCGTCTTTTGCTATTTATAGTATTAAACCATTACTTGAATATCCAAATCGCTCTATAAGGCTATAAATCGAAAATAAAGGCATTTCGTTTTTTCGACAATTTTATTTTCTATGAACTCTTGAATGTTTTAAGTATCTTTCAATTCTGTAATGATTGTCCATTATCACTCCGTATATATCCGATTCTTTTTCTTTTGCCTGCCTTATTCTTTCTCTCCGCTTCTTAGCCATATCAGACATTAACCTTCTTACAAATTCATCTTTAGTCAAGACTTTTTGTTTATCCATCTTTATCACCTTAATGTAAAATTCTCACTATTTTTTAAACTTCCTCATCCTAAAGTTATATTTAGGACCTGAAAATATAACCATATTGTCTCCACAAGTTTCAAGTATTCTTCCTGCTAATGCTTCATCTAATTCTAAAAGCATATCTGGGGTGCATTCTGTGCTAATCAAGGTTGGTAATTTATTTATATACCTGTAATTTATAATGGGATAAATGTGCTTTATATCTGTTTCAGTAAGCTCTCCAACTACCTCACCTTTCTTTATCTTGTCCTTAAATAAATCATCTATAATGAGTAGTTTAGCTTCTTGATACTTAGATACAATGCGAATATAATACTCATGGTCTAATGCATTCGCTTTTAATTCTTTTATTGCTTCAAGATATGGCATATAAACAACAGTCACTGGATTAGGTTCTCTATTTAAAAGCGCAGCACCAATTGCGACAATCAAATGTGTTTTCCCTGCTCCTGGTTGTCCAAACAATCCAAAAGAGTTTTCTCTGTCTGAGCAAATCTTATCGAAGTTTTTTAAGTAGCTCTCTGCTTTCATTTTTGCCTTTCTTGTTGTCTCATCATAAGGTATATACTCGTTAATGCTTTTTACGTCTTTAGGATTTACTCCGAAAGCTCTCCATCGTCTCTCTGCAAGTTCTTTTTCATAGCAGGAGCACTTTACCCATGTATTAGTTTTATCTTCTAAAATCCATCCTGTATCTTTGCATTTGCTGCATTTATATCTATCCCCCGTATTTTGAAAAGTCGTATATGACTTCGTCTTCTGGATTATTTGATTTATTCTTTCGTTTATTTGGTGCATATGTATCCTCCTTACCCTCAGACTGCCAGTTCTTTAAAATTGCTTCCATATAGCTGAGAATGAATTTATTTTTGTTTTTAATGGTTCTTTCTAATGCTTCCTTCACCCATTCCATCCCATATTCTTGAATAAGTATTTGTAATTTTGAAAAATGTGCTGATATACTTTCTCCTGGCCTAAGTTGCTCATAGTATTTGCATAATTCAATTGTATTTTTATCAAGAGAGAGAGAGTTATTTAAATTTTTATTTTCATTTTCGTTATTTAAATGTGAGTTTTCGTTGCGGAAATTATTATTCTCTCTTTTACTTTCTTTTTCTTTTCTTTCTTTTTCTTTTCTTTCCCCGTTTCCGTCACCAGAAACATCATTTAAAGAGGGTTTTCGTTCCGGAAACTCTGAATTATATTCCGGAAACTCCTCATAATTAGAGTTTTTGTCGTCAATAGTTGGTTTTTTAGGCATTTCTGACACTCTTTTTTTAAATGCATCTTTAACATTATCAACTAAGTTTTGTGACCATATAATTCTTGCTTTTCCCCATAATTCACTATCTATTGCGTTTAAATCAGCTAATGTATTGAGGATATTGTTTGCAGTTTCCTCGTCTAAATGAGTTTTTGCAAGAAGAAACTCCCAATTAGCGATGTTTTTGCAGTCATAATACATACCATTTGTACTTCCTAATATCTCTAATAATTTAAACCAAAAAGCATATCCATCATTTCCATATTTACTCTCTAAAATAAACATAGTTTTATGATGATTAACAAAATGAGGGAAATATTCGATAGTTTGTTTTTTAGGTCTTGCCATTTTTATTTCACCTACCTTTTAAAGAGGATGGGTGGGCGGAATCTTCCGCCCATAGTCCTATGCAGAATAATAACTTTTTTGCTTAATAAAAAACGCACTCAATTTTAACTCAGCTGCTTTAAGTTCCAATATTGCAGCAGTCTTTTCTTCATCAGTTATTGCATTGTCAAAATGGTTTTGTGCTATCTCTCTTTCTTGTTTTAAGAGTTCAAGCTGTGCTTTAATACAATCTATATTATTGTTCTTCACTGATAACAGCCTCCTCGTCTAAAAGTGTTCCTGATTGTTCTAATACATCACCAATTTGTTCTTCTTTTGCATCTCCAATACTATAATCAGCTTCAATTACTGAATCGTCTGCAAAAACTCTATTTTCCTGAGGATTTATTTCTGGCTCATCAGTTGATAAAGCTTGCATTAATTCAATTGACATTATTCCATACTTACTTATTAAAAGCCTCATACATGTTTTCATGGCCATTGCATCGAAGTCAGTTGCCCATGCGCTATATTGATTTCCATATGACTTACTATATTTCTTTGCGTGAGCTATAATCTCATCGACTGTTTTATATAATGTCTTTTTAAATCCATTGATGGTCTCAATATATGCGAAATATCCTATCTTCTTATCTGAAATCTTCTTTGAAGGATCCAATACAATCTCACCAGTAAGTTTATCAATACTTACTAGTTCTCCTTCATATACAACATCAGCATTTATATGCTTATAGGCTCCGGTCCTCATGGCCAACTGAATATATCCCTTGTAACCTATCTGAAATGTTGGCATATATCCATCTTTATTTTTATATGGAACGATATACGAAAAGCCAAGCTGTTTATTAATCGGAAGCTTCAATGAAGCAGCTTTTAATGCTTCCATAACTACATTTTTTGGATCACAGGCTTGTAATGTTTTATCGTTATTATAAAGGTCAATTAAACTTGCTATAAAAGCTCCGCTGTTTTCTTTTAGTGCATTTCTAAATTGCTCTTGAACACTCTCAGCATTAAGAATGTTTTTAAGTCGATCTATTGGTTTTAAATGTTGATTATTACTGTTCGCTACCGCACCTTGAGCCTTTGCTGCTTTTTGAATTAATCCTGCATTACTTTTTGTTGGCATATCTTATTCATCCTCCTTTTTAATTTCAAACCTTCTATAAGATGATGTTTTTAAGTAAGATTCGTAAATGTCAGGCTTTTCCTTTTTGAGCCTATTTGCATCTAACCTATTTGTAGTCCAATTTTTCCATGTAACTGTAAAGCCATGCGCTACTCCAATTTCTGCATCCTTCATTTCAAGTTGTATTTCTTGTTGAAGTATATCTATTTCTGTTTCAATTTCTTTAACCTTAGCTTTAAGGTCTATAATTTTTTGAAGTTTGTCTTCATGGCCAAAGAGAGCTGTTTTCTCACCAGATTTTGCACTTGGATAAAGATTGCTTATTAATTCACTTGCTGAGCTGCTTCCATCTGGAGCAGGTGGTATTTGCTTTAAGACATTGTTCTCCCAAAAGTTTTTCTCCGCTTCAATAAGTGCATTTATTTCATCCTCGTCCCTTTTTATGTTAAAAACATGAAACCCTTTATTGAGGACCAATACTGCAAGATACCACTCATTTGCACCAGTTATGGCCATATAGTGCATACACTGGACATAATAATTAGCTGGGAATTCTCCTTGACTAAACTTATGTTTATTAAGAACTGATGTCGTTTTACATTCAAGGCCTGCATTTTTTCCTACTATCCATCTATCTATATTTCCTATCATCCAGTTATATTTAGGATGCTGTAATATGCTATTAACCTTTCTTACCTTAAGGCCAGTCTCTTCCATAAATCTTGATGCAACATAAGCCTCTAAATCTCTTCCTTGTCTCATTGCCTCGTTATCTTCCTTTTCATCAAGCAGTCCTAACTTATCCATGTATACCTGGAATGCACTTACATATGGATTAAGTCCAAGAATAGCAGCTGCATCACTTCCACTTATCCCCTTTTTTCTCCATTCAAGCCATTCTTCTCGGGATAAATTGTCTGTTTTTACAAGCACCTTTGCATCCATTAATCTTCCTCCTTTTTATCCATTAAATAAGCAACTTCCATGTCTGCAGTATGAAGAGCTATAATCGCATGGCATATATGAATTGCGTCATATATATAAATTCTGTTTTCAGGAGGTTCAAATCCGCCCATGTTCCATCTAAGCTGCTACCTTCCTTTTAAAAAACTGTCTTTAAAGTTTTTATAATTTTGTCTTTCATTACTCTCTTCCTAAACAAAGCCAGCCTGCCGCCATTTTTTATGTATGAAAGATGGTGCCACAAACATGCCAGCATTGATTTTTTTATTTGTTAGTGTATAATCGAATTAAGCGTAAAATATTTTGCTTAAGCCTTTTGGCTTATTTTTTTATTTCTCTCTGGCATGCACAGCATACCCAGAGCCCTTTTTTTACTTCAACAAGTCTGTTCCCACAATAAGGACATTTATTTTTATCTTTGGCCATTGTTTAACTTCTCCTTAAAGCTCTTTAAACTCATTCTCAAGTTTGCTTATTTCATTATCAATACCCTTAAGCAAAAATTCTTTGTAATCTCTAAACACCTGTGAACTATCAGACATTGTGTGCAAATCTAAACATGTTCCACCTCCTGGAATTAGTTTAATTAAAAGGGATGCATTTTGAGCATTTTCTAAATTTCGCTTAAAGTTAATTAAGACCTTTAATCTGTTTTGTATGTAATTAGCTCTTGAAACCTTGCTAGACAAAACCGCTAATGTTTGGGCATCCATATTTTCACCTTCTTCCCTTGTAAAATGCTACTATAAGCTTGTCCAACTCACCTCTCTTTTATCTTTTTTGTGTTGCTGTTGCATCTGCCTTCAGATTCTCTATAACCACTTCAATATATTTCCCGTCAGTTACCACAGTTGCAAATCCATTCTCATAAAGATAAAGTGCAGCTCCTATAGTGATGTTGTTTCCAGCTTCAATTCTTTTATTCATTTTTCTTTACCTCCTCATTGTTATTAATTTGCCTGTTGGCATGTATAAAATGTGTAGCTATCAGCGTCCTTACGCTCTAACTTATATTCCTTTGGTTTTAGACCTTGCCTTGACAAAAACACCTTCTGTTCTCTTGTCAATCTTCTTAAGTGTTTCAAACTTGCACCTCCTTGCACTTATATCTCTTGAATCATAAAACCCTTTTTTCTTGAGTAATTTTTTCAAGCCACATATCAAATAAATTTTTATTAATAATGACTTTATTCCCTACCTTAAAGCATGGAAAATCTGACTTATTATTACATGCCGCATGGGCTAGTTCCCTGAGTTTATCTCTTCCAATACCGCTATACTTTGCACATTCTTCTATTGTTAAAGTAGCTTTGGTTCTTTCCCCTACTGCCTTTGTTAATGCTTCTTCAATAGCTTCTACAATAACTTTTTTTAGCTCTATATTCTTATTCATTGAATTCACCTCGCCTGTCGAAAAATTTTTGAAGGATTTTCCTCCTTCTTGTAGAAATTTACCTACAGGAAGGAGGTGAGATTATATGTCAGATTTTGATTTTAATTCTTTATTTGGTGATTCAAAGCTTGATATTGACTGTCCTAATTGCAATCGAAAATTAACTTTTACTTTGAAAGATGTTGGAAAAACTATAAAATGTCCTAAATGTTCAACTTTAATAAACCTTAAAAAAGATAGCAGTTTTGATAAATCTATTAAGTCTGTTGATAAATCACTAAAAGATTTAGAAAATGCTTTTAAAAAGTTTGGAAAATAAATTTATCACACAATTGAAACTTTAATATTAAAATTTTCAAGTAGACTAAGTTTGTCTTTAATTTCAGTGATTAATTTTTCTAAATCATCTATGTTTGCAAGATTTACCGTAATAGCAATTGGCTGTGCTTGAACTTGCCCTTCAAGTTCAGCCGCTTTCTTTTCTAATCCCTCTTTTTTTTCTAAAATTTTCTTAGCATGATGTAAAACTCTTATTGCATCACCTAAACAATATATTGCTGCTTCATCAATTTGTTCTCCTTTTTTAGCCTTGCTTAGAGAATCATGAACGTAATCGATGTAAGAAAAAATAACATTTTCAATTTTTTTCTCTAAAATTTGGCTCTCTTTTTCCATTTTTTCACCTCCTTGATTTACATGTATCAATACTTCTATATTAGAATTTTTTTCTATGCACTTATTCATATCAAACCAATGCTCCATTCCCTCTATTTCTTTTCTATTAGCGTTTTTTACAAACTTCTCATATGCTTCTTCCGTGAAAATGGCTTTATGTCCATCTTTGAATATTACTAACCATGCACTTTTCACTGTTTCACCTCCTCCCTTGTCCATCCCTTCCATGAGTGGTAAAATTTTTACAGAAGGGAGGTGCGTCTATGGATTTAGATAACATTAAATTTATACTTGATTTAACACACACTAATACTGTAAATAGATATCTTCAGAAAGGTTGGGTTCTTATAAAAACGTATACGTCTAGTTATGACCCAGAAATCGCTAAAGATGATTTAACTATGCACTATGTTGTTGGGGCAACATCAGATGTTGATTTTTCTGAAGAATTATCAAGGTTAACAATGTATGCTGGAATCAATGACTACTTCATAGAACAATCGACAAAATTTACTAATGAATCAAACGATGAAGAAATTTCTTTTTAAATTTCAATTCTGCCTAAAACATATATTGTTTTTAGCTTATTGGGTACTATCTTAAGTAGTATCCAATCTTTTTCTATAAGTGTATTAACCTCAGTAATATCTGATATTTCCTTTATCTCTTTAACTTTATGTATCAGCAATTCCATCTACCTCACCCCCTTTGCTTGTCCCTCTCTCCCGTGAGTGGTAAAATTTAGTCGGAAGGGAGGTGATTAAATTGAAAGATATTCATGATTTAGATTCTAAACTAACGTCCATAATTGACAGCCTAAGAAAGGCTAATTTGTCGTCAGATGCTTCAATCAATGCCCCAATTGATAAACAGAATCTTGACAGACTAAAAAATGCTACTGTAAATACACTTACAAATTTCAAAAATGCTATCATAGAATTTTTGTCAGAATGATTTTTGCTACCGTCAGTTACTGCTGGCGGTCTCTTCTTTTTTAGCCACAACGACAATTCCTTCTTCGTAAAGACACTCTTCCAATTTTTGTTTTGCATCAAGATAATCTTGATATGCCTTATTGAGCTTTTCATTGTTACTTTGCAAAACGATTGAAAACATTCTATTTCCCATCCCTCTCACCCCCTTTGTGTTTTAACTTAATTAATTTTTTATTTTCAAATCTCTATCACCTCTATCAACTCGTCTATTACAGGCAGGATTTCTTCTGTGATAAAGCTTATTGTCTCAAAGTCTTTATTGCATATCTTTATTGTTGCGTTCTCTGGTTCATAAATCACAAAACAATCTTCAGACATTGCTATTCCCAATCCTTCTATCTCTCCATTTGCATTCTTAATTTGAGTATCATTGCATTGCTCTATTGCATGGGCGATACTCCAAAATAACTTTTTCGCTTGATTTCTGGCCATTTGTAACCACTCTCCTTTAAGCACTTAACAAAATCATTCTTGTATCTTTTAATGCCTTAAAATATTCACCTTCAAACTCTTTTAATAGTGCTATTTCTTCTGTGTTAGCTAATATGAAATTTTTTAAATGTTGTTGCACAAATTTATATGTTTGTGTTGTTATTTCTTTTAATTCTTCTCTCATATATTCTGCATTATGGTTTTTTGTTGACCTGCCTATTATTTGTCCTGTTTTTTCATAAGACATCTTTATAACTTTTCTTATGAATATCAACTCCTTTGCTGTATTACTTGTTAAACCGTTAAGGTTTTCGTTATCTTCTAACATTTTTAATCCTATAACTGACACTGCTTGTCTGAACCATGTTTCATCTAAAAATGAGGTCTTGAATAAAGCAGCTTTGCTTTTGCTCCCTACAAAATTCTTGTCAGTTAGCTTTTTTATAGTAAAATCAATTAGTTCTGGGAGATTATAAGCTTGCCATACCCCATTTATGAAATGGTCTTTGTGAGTTTCTTTATACAAACTTATAATCCCTGCCCTATAAATTTTTTTCCCATCCCTTGAGCTACTATAATCATTTAGCCACGATAAGATTGACCTGCAACTTGCTTGAGTATCTTTATCAACTTCTTGCATTATGTCGCTGTAATAAATGCTTAGTTCTCTTGTAATTAGCAATTCTGCTGCTATGTTCATCTTCCTAAGATATTCTTCTTGTGCCTTTTTTAATGCTATTTCTTTAGGATTGAATTGAGTAATCTGCATATATATATCCCCCTTCCTCTCTTTTGTTCATCCAACTTTCAATTGTTTCAATTGCCTTCTGTAATTCATTTATTGCCTTTTCTCCTTCTGCTTGCATTTCTTCCTCATCAGTTTCATTTAAGTAAATTGTTGCTTCTGTAATGCTCTTATTTAAAACTCTTATCATTTCTCTTATTGCATTTTTAAATCTAAATCTATTAAGTGCCTCAAGTTTTACATCTGCCTTTTCTTCTGCAAGTTCTTTATATTTCTTACTTACTCTCTCAAGTTCTTCAACTTTCTTCTTTAGTGCCTCATAATCTTCTGGTATAACTTCCTTTACAACTTCCTTTACAACTTCTTTAGGAACTTCTTTTATTACTTCCCTTACTATTTCTCTTGGTTTCTCAAACATCTTTTCTTTATATTTTTCTTCAACTTCTTGAGCATATCGTCTGGCTTGTTCATATTGCCTTTCTAATAGCTCCTTTTGTCTTTGTAGTTCCCTTGCCTTTTCTTCCTCTATTTCTGCCTTTCTTTCTGCTTCTTGCTTTGCTTTTAGAAGTTCTTTGTATTCCTTTAGTGTCTTTATTTCTCCAGCAAGAACCTTTTGTTTTAGTTCTTCATCTGCTGATGGTTTTGCTATTTCATAGGTTAGGCTGACTGGTAATTCTTCTATCAATTTTTGGTTTTCGCAATTTGCGAGGACCAATTCATATCTTTGAATTAATCTATAAACTGTATCCTTCTTAAAACCTAATGCCATATACCACTTTTCAAAAACTCCATCATATTGATTTTTCCCTGCTAACCTTTCTTGTGCCTCTTTAAGCTCCTTCCCCAATTGCGTATAGGCATTACCGACTATCTCTCGCATATTCCTTTCTTTTTGCTTTAGGAACTCTGCTGTTGATGTGTCAAGTTGGTTATAGTCAAATTGCTTTATCTCTAGTTCTCCCATATATTCACCTTCCTTAGTTTTTAATTAATTCATCAATTGAAACTCCTAAGACATTGGAAATTCTCTTTAATATATCAATTGATGGATTTTTTCTTTTATTGTTAACTAGGTCGCTCATGTAAGAATTAGAGACCTTACTATCTTTGCAAATCCTGTAAAATGAAATGTTTTTTTCTTGCGCAATTCTTCTAATGTTATCTCCAACTGTCATTTTCTCACCTCCTACTTAAGCATGATTTATTATATCTGTTTTCCGTAGTTTAATTATATCTTTAATCCGTAGTATTTTTCAACCGTAATACTACGCAATATAGAACTATTGTTAGTAAATAGCTTTTATTTCCTCTTTATTTCTTCAAATATCTTGACTTACCGTAATATTTCTTTTAATATAAATACATAGATATACCGAAATATTATGGAGGAATGAAGTATGTTCAATAAAGAAAAAATTATAAAATTGCTTAGTGAAAAAGGATGGTCTGCCTATAAACTATGTAAAAAAGCAAACATACCTCAATCTACAGTAAGTGATATTTTAACTGGTAAAAGAAAAAATCCTACAGCAGAAACATTGGCTAAAATAGCCGATGCTCTCGGAGTATCGGTAAATGAATTCTTTGATAATGAAGATATTCCAACCGAAGAAAAATCTATAGAAAAGTTAAACAAAACTATTAAGGAAAATAAAATAGAAACTATAGCTGCACACTTTGAAGGAGAAGATTTCACGGATGAAGATATAGAAGATATTGAGAATTTTATTAGATTCATATTATCTAAGAAGAAAAAGTAATTATTTTACTTTTGGGGTGGGAAGATGACTTTCGAGAAACTTTTGGATGAAGCTGCTAAAGACAATATTAATGTTATTGAAATGAAATTTAAGGGGAACATTAAAGGATTATACTGCAACAATACTATTGCAATAAGTAAAAAACTTAAAACAGACGCTGAAAAAACATGTGTATTAGCTGAGGAAATGGGACACCATCACACATCCTCAGGTAACATATTAGAACAATCAAATATCAATAACATTAAACAAGAAAAAATAGCCCGTAATTGGGCTTATAAAAAATTAGTTGGTATTACTTCTTTAATAAGAGCTTATAAAAGTGGTGTTAGAAACAGATATGAACTAGCTGAATTTTTAAATGTTACAGAGGATTTCTTAGAAGAGGCTTTAAAATATTACAAAGAAAAATACGGAACATACTATGCTATTGACAACTACGTGATTTGCTTTGATCCATTGGCAATATTGGAAATGTTTTAAGAAGGGGGATATGAGTATGCCATATAAAACTATGACTATTTCACCATTAGATTTAATGCTTGATTATAAAAATCCTCGTTTTATAGTGCCACCAAATGCAACACAAGAACATATAATTGAATATCTACTAGAATTTGAAGAAGTTCATGAACTTGCAAAATCTATAAATGAAAATGGCGGATTGATGTTGGGCGAAAGACTAATTGTAGTCAAAGAAAACGATATTTACATTGTCCTTGAAGGTAATCGTAGAGCTTGTGCATGCAAGCTTCTTCTTAATAGAGCTTTAATACCTAAAAAATATGAAAATAAAATCCCATTTGCTAATCCTACTACTTTATCCAACATTGAAAAAATCGAAGTTGACATAGCCGACACTAGAGAATCTGCACAAAGTGCACTTGCAGCAAAACATATCGATGGAATAAAAAAATGGTCTACTCTATCAAAGCAGAAGTTCTTCGTAAATTTGTTTGATAATGGAAAATCTGTAAAAGAAATTTCAGAAATTACTGGTATATCAGAAACAAAAGTAAAAAAGGGCATCATTGAAAATAAACTTTTAAATTATGCATTTGCACTTCCTAATTGGACTGAAGAAGAAAAAGACAAATATTTAAACATTCAAAAGATAAAACCACACCCATTTTTAAGGGTTTTTGGAACAACGAGTAAAATAATACAAAAGAAGACGAGAGAAATATTAAAACTCTCTTATGATAATTTATTTGAACCCATATCCGAACTGCCAAAAGACATATTTGATGAAGCTATCCATTTAATTGCTAAAGCCGCTTTTATTGATGAATCATTCAATACTAGAAAAACAATTGATGATGTTCCTGGGTTCATTAATTTTATAAACAGCTACTATGACAAAGTTAGTAAAGAAAATCAAAGCAATATAACTTCTGAAGTTAATAATGATTCTACGTCAAGCCATGTTCAAACATTAAATGTAAATTCAAGAATCTCAGATATGGGTGCGAATACAAAAATAATTGTTGAAAAGAAAATCGACATACAAAATACACACACGCAAACTAATATTCAAAAAGCAGATGACAATAAAACAAGTCTTCAGGTAAAAAATAACAATTTATCAAAAGATGATAGACCAAAACCATCTGTTTTTTTTGAAGATTTGACGTGGAATGATCTTGATCCAAATAACCCTGAAAATTCAGGACTTATATCAATTGCAGAAGAAATTGTATCAATTTCAAAAAACAACTATTATAAGAAGTTTCCTATATCAGCTACAATACTAATGAGAGGATTACTTGAACAATCAATGATATATTATTTAAAGAAAAAAGCATTATATCAAAATTTACTTAAAGGTAGCAATGGTAAAACACCAGCACTAGAAAAAATAATTAAATATTTTATAAATAATAAAAGTAATATATTTAATAATGATAAAAACTTTGAAAGGACTTTTACTTCATTTGCCGAAAATCCTGGAACAAAAGACTATTTAGACATGGTAATTCATAACCCCCATCTTGTTAAGGCAAATGCAGATATTCTAGATAAAATTGCAGCTGCAGGATTAAAAGGTTTTATCTGTATTATTCTTAATAAATAAAATTATATGGCCAAAATTTATAAGATATAGTAAACTAATAATACTATATTAAATTAATATGCAAGATGGGGTGGTTAAATGGCTCGTATAACCAATTTTTCTCCTTTGAGATACCCTGGTGGAAAAGCAAAATTATCGAAATACATTCAAAAGTTAATATATGAAAATAACTTAAATAATTCATATTACATTGAACCGTTTGCCGGTGGTGCAGGAGTAGCATTATATTTATTAATTAATAAGCATGTGTCAAAAATATATATTAATGATTTAGATAAGTCGATTTATGCTTTTTGGTATTCTGTTTTAAACCATACTGATGAATTATGTTCAATGATAAAAAACACTCCTGTAAATTTAGAGCAGTGGTTCATTCAAAAAGATATACAAAATAATAAAGAATCTGAATCATTATTAAAATTAGGATTTTCTACATTTTTTCTTAATAGAACAAATCGTTCAGGTATAATAAAAGCTGGTGTAATTGGTGGATATAATCAAGAAGGCATTTATAAAATAGATTGCAGATTTAATAAAGACGAATTAATAAAAAGAATTAAACTTATAGCTTCTTTTAAAAATTCTATAGAACTTCATAACATGGATGTAATAGAATTTATTGACTATGTAATACCATCAATAGATAAACAAAGTTTTATATTTTTTGATCCTCCCTATTATAATAAAGGATCACAATTATATGTGAATTATTTTACTCATGATGATCATTTAGAATTAAGTCACCGTATATCGCAAATAAAAAATCATTACTGGATTGTCACTTATGATTATGAACCTAAAATACAAAATATGTATAGGCAATTTCATCAAATTACTTACGCTCTTAACTATACCGCCGGTAAAAAATATACTGGATACGAAATTATGATTTTTAGTGACAATATGAGCCTTCCCGAAGATTATGAAATCATAATTTAATACTTGTTTATGAATTTTAAACTCACTTTATGTGGGTTTTCTTTTTAAAAACCATAAATAGCTTTAGATTAAAAATAATAAAATAAAGTTGGGGGAAATACTATGGCTGTAAAAGTTAATTATTCTAAAAACGGAAATGAATATTATAGAGTTACGGCTACAATAGGTAGAGACGCAAATGGGAAGCTTATTCGAAAAGAATTCTACGGAAAAAGCAAGAAAGAAGCTGAGGCTAAAAGAGATGAGTATTTGAACGGAATTAGAAATGGATTAAATGTAGATTTTAAAAATGCTTCATTAGGTGAATTATTCCACTTATGGTTATTCGAAATTGTTAAAATGAGAACAAAACCTTCTACTTTTGAAAGGTATGAAGGTATATACAGAAATTATATTAAAAACAGTCCTTTATACGGTTTAAGATTATGTGATATAAAATCTTTACAAATTCAAAGATACTATAATGAACTATTTACCATTGGGAAATCAAGTAGTATCATTAAAAACCTAAATAAACTTTTAAAAGCGTTTTTCAACTATGCGCTTTCTGAGGGATATATATTAAAAAATCCTTGTTCAGGCAAAGGAATAGTAATTCCGAAAAATGATCAAATAGAAATTGAAAATGAAGAAGAGATCAATGTATTTACTAATGAGGAAATAGACAGGTTTAAAAAAGCTTTAGAAAACAATAGGCTTAAAGCATTATTTCTATTAGCTTTAGGAACTGGCTTAAGGCAAGGAGAACTCCTAGCACTAAAATGGAGTGACATCGATTTTGATAAAAAGGAGCTCAAAGTTCAAAGAAGCATAAAAAAAGTAAGTTTAATAAATAACGATGCTTCAAGAGAAATAAAAACTATAATTCAAGTTCCGAAAACAAAAGGATCTTTAAGAACAGTTCCAATTCCTTCAAGTTTAATACCAGTATTAAAAGAACATAAACAAAAACAAGCCTTAGAAAAAATTAAAGCTGGCCCATCTTACAACGATAATGATTTTGTTTTTACAACTGAACTTGGTAATAACATAGATGTGAGAAATTTGATAAGAGCATATAAAAGAGTACTAAAAAAAGCAAATATACCTTATCGTAAGTTTCATAATTTACGTCATACGTATGCAACAAAACTATTTGAAGCTGGAGTTCCATTAAAAACAGTTTCAGAATTATTAGGGCATAGTAATATAGCTATAACGGCAAATATTTATACTCACGTTATGCCAAAGGAAAAAACAACAGCAGCTGAGAAACTTAACAAATTATTTTCTTAG